AAATTCCTGAGTGGGAAGACACGTACGCCGTATTCTGGCGGTGGACAACTTGAGTGGAAGGTTCAAACAACCAACACCGGAACAGCAAAGTTCTCTGAGCTGTACAGTGTTGACGCTACATCGGTCAAAGACCTGATGACAACAGCGAAGCAACCTTTTACCAAAGCAACTGTCAACTTCAGTTATGACGTTGATGAAGATGCTTTCCAGAGTGACCGTGAGACTATCATTCGTGAGATTGATATTCGTCGTCACTCTGCCTACAACGACTACTTTGAGTTGATGGAAGAAGCTCTGTGGACTGCACCTAGCAGCTCAACAGAAAGCCCACGAAGCCCATCTGGGATTCCTTTCTGGGTGCAGAAATCGGCAACGACTCCTGGTGGTGGATTTACTGGTGGAGACCCAAGTGGTTTCTCATCCGGTGCTGCCAACATTGCAGTCGCTGATGTTCCGAACTGGAAGAACTGGAGTTTCAATTACACCAGTGCCGGTTCACGAGATGACCTTGTAGCCAAGCTACGTAAGGCCATTTCACACTGTTACTTCCAAGCTCCTAAGCAGTTCTCTGAACTTGCCGGTGGTAAAGCTGAGAGTGACCACATGTTCTATACCACTTACTCAGTCATCTCTGATTTAGAGAAGCTCCTGGAAAGTCGTAACGACAACCTTGGAACGGATCTGATGAAGTACGCTGGCTCGGTTGTGATTAAGGGCAACCCTGTTGTTTGGGTTCCATATTTGGACGCAAACGATTCTTCAAACCCAATTTACGGTGTGAACCACAAGTCACTTCAATGGCACTACAAGAAGGGCCGTGACATGTTATTCCATCCACCACAGAAAGCTGCACGTCAGCATACTGTGCGTGAGGTCCACATGGATAGTTGGGGGAACTTCATCTGCCTTAATCGTCGAAGAAACTTCGTCGGATACGTGGCCTAATTAGGAAAGGAGTTTGAATAATGGGTGACCTTTATCTCAAACCGCAACGTGGGTCGAGCAATCTCTTACGAGGCTTGTCCCCAAACATCTGGAGCCAGTCTCCACTGACGCAGCTTAGCGTTGGTGGAATAGACGAAGGCTTCGGAATCATCGACGACTTTCTGACGTTTGATGATGAGAACAAATGGGTTCTCACTCAGGCAACAGCCGGTACTGCTGCTCTGGATGTTGCAGCCAAAGGTGGTGTGTTGTTACTGGATTCTGCCAGTTCAACAAACAACCAAGGTGTGCAAATTCAGTTAGGTGGTGCTGCTGGTGCTAGTTCGTTTATTGCGAACGCTAACTCGAAGATTTACTACGAAGCTCGTGTAAAGATTGCTGACATCGGTAGTACAACCTGCCAGATGTTTGCTGGTCTTGCGATTGTTGACACCTCTGTGTTTGCCTCTGCTGCTAACAGCACGGCTAACCACATTGGGTTTGAAGCAATCAACACGACTGCAATGGGTATTCACAGCGAAAAAGCTGGCTCACGAAGTTCAACTGCCGCAGTTCACACTGTTGCAGATGACGCTTACGTGAAACTCGGCTTTGTCGTTGATGGCCTCACCAAGATCACGCCGTACGTTAACGGTGTGGCTAAGGATGCCATCACTACGAATATCCCAATCGTAGCTTTGACACCTAGCTTTGTTTGCCACAGTTCTGGCACGACTGACCCTATCGTTCATGTCGATTGGGTTGCTTGCTACCAGGCTGAGCAAATCGCTAACTAAGTCTCCTGTGCGTCAGTCCTGGCGGTTCTAACTTCGGTTGAGCCGTCAGGGCGACTCGCACATCTCTGAAAGAATCAAATGGCTTTTGTACGAAATGAAGCGGTCACAGGTTTTACCTTTGGCCTCGTAAACAAATCGAGCGGTGCAGCACTGACAGGTGTTGCCAGTGCGATTGGTAAGTACATCACCAAAGACGGTGGAACACAAGCAAGTATCTCAGGTTCAATCGCTGAAGAAGGCAATGGCCAGTACAGCGTCAACCTAACTGCCACTGAGATGAATGCTTCTGTGGTTGGTTTGCTATTCACGCACACCGATGCCATTCCGGTTCAGTTTACGATCAAGACGCTCGGAAGTCCGGCAGACACATCAACCGAATCAACTCTCAGTCTCACCTACGCAGACATTCGTAAGGAGATTGGCTGGTTCTTGTTTGGTGAACGCACAAGTTCAAACTGGTCAAGTGACGAAGGATCGCAGATTGACGACATCGTTAAGTCTGGCCTTCGTAACTTCTATCACCCTGCTCCAACGCAGACCGCACCGACCGGACACAAATGGACATTCCTCGAACCAACTACAACTCTATCAACTGTCGCCAACACATCTGATTACACACTCAGTGCAGACTTTGGTGGCTTGATAGGCCAGATGACTTACTCAGCAGATGACAGTCGCTGGTTCCCAATCGAAATAACCGGCGAGCATCGGATAAGAGTGTTGCGACAGCGAGATTACAGTGATCTTGCCAGTGACCCGAAGCTTGCCGCTATTCGACCTATTAGCTCCGATGGCTCAAACGGACAGCGATTCCAACTGATGCTTTATCCCAAACCGGATAAGGTATACACGCTTAGTTATCGCTACCACGCACTACCTGGAAAGATAGACGCAAGCTATCCGTATCCCAAAGGTGGAGCAGCTCACGCAGAGACAATCCTTGAGTCCTGCCTCGCAATTGCAGAGGCACGCATGGACAACAACGCAGGGATTCACGCAGCTGCATTTCAGAACCGACTCAACGCATCGATTGTGTATGACCAGCTCATGCACACGCCTGAACGCATGGGCTACAACGGCGATGGTTCTGATCAGGATTCCTGGAGCGAACAACAAAACAGATTTATGAACGGTGACGTTGTGCGTTACAACGGCACATTTTTTACAGACACAAACCCTTAAGGTGAACTATGCACTGCACACCTCAAAACGATGTGTTGACCAGCGTCACTGTTAGCGACGACAAGGACAACTCAACAGCGTTGGTGTTCTCGGGATTTACGAAGGGGATAGTGTTTGTTCCCAACGGATCATCGATCACATCGATCACTTACTGGATTGCCAGTACAGAAGACGGCACTTACCAACAGCTTTACAGCGGTGGTAGTGCAGTTTCAACAACGGTAGCTGCCGACCGAACTTATGCACTTGCTGGTGCTATTGAAGGTGCGGCTTTTCTCAAACTGCAAGGCGATGCCGCTGGCACAGTTGACTTACATTTAATCTCTTCCTAGAAGGAACCCTTTGATGAGTGGACATAACATTCTTCAACAAATTCAATCCACGACCGAGCTGGAAATAGAAGACCCAGGCGTAAATGGAACGATTGAAATTGACCGTAGCTTTGGCATTTGCAATGTCAGCACTACAAGTGCAACCAATGGTGGCAAACGAATTTTGGCTAACCCAAAACGTACTGGCATTGTTATCACCGTTAATCTACAAGCCAAGGATACAAACAACCTTGAAATTACAGGTGCAAATAGTGATACCGCCGTGGACGGAAGTGGAGACCCTATTGCAACTAAAATTGGTTCGATTGATGGTACGCAAACCGTCAAGATGACTTGCGCTGACGCTGGTGACACCGTTACTTTTATTAGCACCAAATTAGGTAGCGACTTAATTTGGAATGTGTTCGCTAACAATGGCGGTACATTGAGCTAATGGCGAGACTCCTGACAAGGTTTGATATGCCTTGGCCGGTGAAAGGACTTGTCGAATCGACTGGCTATGAAACACAGCCTAAAGGAACGACCGTCGATTGTCAGAATGTTCGTGCTTACGATCCAGGCACTGGCCGCTCTCGTGGTGGGCAAAGAGCTGGACTGACTAAGTACTCAAGTGCTCGGACAGCTGACGGCAAAGTTCAGGACATTAGTCAGGTAGTAGCTCGTGACACACCAGGCTCTCAAGCAGAGGTTGGTGCTAGAACTGTTACGACCTACGCCGTGACTAATGGGACTGTGGCTAAGGTAACAACTTCGGGATTCACTACTGCTACTAATGGCAGTAGTGCTTTGTCGTCGTCTGTGCCTGCCATCTTTTCGGCTGAACTGTTCGGTGTGGTTTACTTTGCTGATGGTGCTTCCACGAAACAGTGGACAGCTTCCACCAACACAGTTGCCACATGGTCAGCTTCTTCTGGTTCTCTGCCGATTGACAGCTCGAACGAACCTCGTCTGATTGAGACGTGGCGTGGTCGTATTGTTTGCAGTGGTGTTAGTACCGATCCGCACAACTGGTACATGAGTGCTGTGGGTGATGCTAGGAACTGGAACTACAGTCCTGCAACGCCTACTGCGACCATGGCTGTCGCTGGAAACAATGCTGATGCGGGCAAAAGCCCAGACATCGTCAATGCAATGTGTCCTTACAACGACGACATCCTGTTGTTCTTTGGCGACCATACAATCTATCAGATGACTGGTGATCCGGCTGAAGGTGGTCGTCTTGACCTTATCTCGGACAATATCGGTGCTCCATTCGGCAGACCTTACTGCAAGAGTCCTGAAGGCATTGTCTACTTCTTCGGAAGTCGTGGTGGTGTCTATCAGATGCAGCCTGGTTCTCCTCCGCAGAACATCACTGAAAACGCCATTCAGGAACGGATGAACACCTACAACGCCAACACCACGTTGGTTCGCATGGTGTGGTCTGACCGTGAGCGTGGCTTCTATGTGTTCTTAACACCGCTTGGTGGTGGAGCGACAACGAACTACTACTACGACACTCGTAATCAAAGTTGGTGGCCAGACAAGTTCGGAAACAATGACCACAATCCCATCAGTGTTCACACCTTCGATGGTGATGCTGCCGCTGACAGAACTGTGTTAATGGGTGGGCAGGACGGATACGTTCGTCGGTTTGACTATGACACGCCAAGCACGACAGATGATTCAACAGCAATTGATTCATACGTCAAGCTTGGGCCAATCAACTTGCAGAACCGCCCGAAGATCATGCTTACAGAGATCAAGGCGGCA